CTGAGGTCGAAGAAACTATTGCGGCGATTATCGACGAAGTGCAGGCAACACTATGATTTACAATAGAGACTCTATGGGTAAATGGTGTTCGACTCCCGATAAGAACGGCAAAAGAGAATGTATCCCATTCGAGGATTACATTAAAATGACGGAAGAGGAAAAGAAGATCTTCAACCGTCCACGTGGTAACGATTAATAAAATAGATCATAAACGTGTTTACTATTAAAAAAAATAATCGTAAATAAGTCGTTAAAAATCAACAGCTTATGGGCGCGATGTCGTAAGTTATTGATTTTTAACGAAAACTTTTTTCAAAAAAAGTATGTACATTCTGGCCGGTCGTGGTATAATATACTTGTTGATTGTTAATAAGGAGTTAGTTATGAAAAATTATGTTACTGGTCGTGAATATACAGGTGTGAATGCAGAGACTTTAGCTGCTGCCGGTGTTGATGCTGTTGTTACTTTCAACCAGGCTGTTAAAGATCTTGGTATCGCTGGTGCGAAACTTAAAGGTTTGAAAGCATGTGCTAAGCTTGTTTTCTTCAAGAACGAAGAAGATAAAGATGGTAATGAAGTGAAAAAACCTAAGTTCTTCTCTGTGTTTGATGCTGCTGAAGTTCTTGCTCGTAAAGTTGCTTAAGGAGAATATTATGACTGTATTTGTTGTTACTACTCAGGGTCTTGAAAACTACGGCGCTCATACCGAGTCTGGTAAGTTTGCGGATATGCAAAACTACTGGAAGTTCAAGTCAGGCACAGACTATCTTGTGTCTGGTCTTGACTCTGCTGCAGATGCTATGGCATTTGTTGCTGCGATCGGTATCGAGAACGGTATCGGTTGGAAAGAGTTTCCATGTGATGTGAAAACTCTAGAGGAGTTTCGTTCAGACTTTGATATGTCTGACCAGTTCGATCGTGAATACTACGATTTTAAAATGGAAATCATGAAGCGAGTTGATCCTCATGATTATATTTCACCTAATGAGGAGGCTGCATAATGCTAAAAGTTAACATGAAAAACCGCTATTCGAATAGTTATATTGGATCAGCTTATACAAAAGATGCTAAGTATGGTGAATATCTTGCCGAGGCAAAAGCTATTTTCAAGGAAGCTCAAGCCAAATCTGACAAGAAGCTTCGTCTTGTGAAACGTGGTCGTGAACCTTTTGTAAAACAAGTTGTACGTAATCCTTGGTTTGGATATACCCGTACGCTATCTTATGACTGGGGCGGAAACGTAGTTGGTGGTATTAAGAATGCCAGCCGTATCGATTTCTATATCCTAGATCGATAATCATCCCTAAATCATCCCTTTAGAGATGTGTACAAACACCCTCAGATTTGGTATAATATACCTGTTGATTAATTAAATAAGGAGTCAAATATGAGCGCGATGGGAGCAATGGTTTTAGATATGCAAGATCTTATTGTTGAGGGATTCAGTGATGTGGAGATTGCAAATACCCTGAATATCCCGGTTGAATGGGTTGAGGCAGAACGCGAGGCAATGGAAGAAGTTTAATGAATAGTTATCTTATTAATGGTGCAAAAAGTGAGAAGTTTGAAGCTCTCGCTTCAGATGTGATTTGTTGGTGTTTCGACAAATTGTTACCGTATCATAGTACTATTCATGTTGATGTCGATTTCAAAAGTATCCGTAAAGGTGGTGCTGACGGATATTGTGAATGGATGGACAGCAACGTTGCACCACGAGAATTTAAAATAACAGTCGAAAGATCTTTCGGCAAAGAAAACGTAATTAAGACTATCATCCACGAGATGGTACACGTAAAGCAATATGCTAAAGGAGAACTAGCAGAACGATATAAAGATGGTCACAAGCAGTTATGGAAAGCTGTTGACCACTCAAATACTAAATACGATGACCAGCCATGGGAAATCGAAGCGCATACTCTCCAAGATTCCTTATATGAGGAATACATCAACGAAGCCGGGTAATACCGGCTTTTTATTTTATATAAATAGTTATATCTGGAATTTAAGAGAGACATAGTAATGAAATCATTCAGGAGGTATGTAACAGAAATGGCTGCAGTTACCGCATCAGATTTAGACTCTGACTTTTTACAGCGCGCTCAAAAGGTTACTTCGTTTAACCTTACATCTAGCGATTTTACAACTACTAAATATAAGTCTGAGATTCAATTTCTGTTCAAGACACATTTCTTCCCAGATTTCGATATCGATAAAACTATTAAAGGTACTCCAAAGGCAAATGAACTGAACAACCTGATTAAAAAACTAAGATCAGAAAGTTCTAGTAAGTTCTTCGCCTTACACAATTACAATTTGAAAGGTGTTGGTCCTGGTGAGGCAACACTTTTCTTCTTATTGGATGACGCCGTTCTTGGTGGTGGTTCAGCATCTGCTGCAGATATTAATATTGGATCACGATCATTTGAGGTTAAAGCAGGTGACTTAGCTCAAGACGGTTTCTTTAAGAACTTCAAGCTTGGTGGTACTGTACCTCTTGATAAGATGGTTGGTGCAGCATTAAGACTCAGAGATGAAGTTGATCCTAACGGCAGATTGGGTAAAGAAAAGAATGGTGTGAATGGTAGTCAGATTGCTGCTATTCTAAAAGATCCTAAATTAAAAGCACAATGGAACAGAGAAGTTGAAGAGCCATATCGTTTGGCAGCATATAAATATCTTTCTAAAAACCCTCTGATCCTTATGATTAATAAAGTTCCGAAGGCAAGACTTGGCGATGTATTATTTGTAGGTAATCTAAGTCGTAATCAAGTATACCTAGATGTAGTAACTCAAGGCACAATCAAACCAAAGATCAAGTTCTAATATGCTAAAATTTAATCAATATATTTCCGAACAAAAGAATACACACATGACTCACCTAGAGGATCGTGTGATCTATGGTGGTGTGAATGGCGCACGTGAAGCTATTCTTGCACTGCGTTCATTAAGAGACATGTTAGCCAGTAACTCAACAAAAGAAGTTGATGTTACGGTTAAATGGGATGGCGCACCTGCTGTTGTATGTGGAGAAGATCCTGCTGATGGCAAGTTCTTTGTTGCAAAGAAAGGTGCATTCAACAAAGATCCAAAAATTTATAAATCAAATGCTGATATTGATGCAGACATCGGTGATGGCGATCTTAATACAAAGATGAAGATTGCATTGGCTGAATTGTCTAAACTTGGTATTAAGGGAGTGGTCCAGGGTGATATAATGTTCACATCAGATGATTTGAAATCGGAGAAGATTGATGGACAAGATTATACTACTTTTCACCCTAATACCATTGTGTATGCTGTGCCTTCTGCTAGCGATGAAGCCAAACGCATTAGACAAGCTCGCATCGGCGTTGTATTCCACACATCGTATACTGGTCAGAGGTTTCAAGAAATGCGAGCGTCATACGGAGTCGACGTCTCAAAATTTAGAAAGGTACGAAGTGTCTGGGCACAATCTGCGGAACTCAGAAATCTATCTGGCACTGCTACACTCACAAAAGCAGATACTGATGAGGTCACAACTGCACTCTCAAATGCTGGAAAAATCTTTAACAAAATCGCCGGGAACACGCTCCGTGAAATCGAAAAGAATAAAGAGCTCGCCCAAACGATCGAAACGTGGAACAACAAATCAGTAAGAGCTAATCAACCTATTGGTAATACTACTGCCCACGTTGCTGGTTTAATTAAATTTGTGCAAGATAGATATCAAAAAGAAATTGATAAACGTAAATCTGAGAAGGGTAAGACTGCCCAGATACAGAAACGTGATGAATTACTTAAATTCTTTTCGCCTGCAAACAAACAATCATTAAAATATGTGTTTGAATTACAAAAAGCCATAGTAGTGGCGAAACTAATTATTATAAATAAGTTAAACAGATTGAATCGTATTAACACATTTGTTAAGACGAAGAACGGATTTAATGTTACAAATGCTGAAGGATTTGTGGCTATTGATAAGCTTAAGGGCGGTGCTGTTAAGTTAGTTGATAGACTTGAATTCAGTTATAATAACTTTAGTCCAGACGTTATTAAAGGCTGGCAGAGTCCTTCTAGGGGCTAGGCTATTCCTCATGGAAATTGCGAGAAAGAAATGTATAGTTTTAAAGACCTAATTACCGTCGACCTAAAACCAGGTGAAGACGAGTTAACAAAATATAGAAAAAAGAAAAGCAATCGTATTGCGCATGATACTTCAGAAGATAAGGAAGTAGAAGAAGCTTTAAACATTCAACAGAGAATGAAGAAGCGTCAACAGGTGCGTAGAATGAAAGCTAAGATTGCTATTGGTCGTAAGAAGGCTATGCGTCGTACCGCAACTACCGAAGTCCTCAAGAAAAGAGCTAAACGTAAAGCTCGTTTAGTTGTCCTCAAGAAATTCCTTAAAGGTAAGAAGAAAGAAGATCTACCTTATTCAACTCGTGCTGCTTATGAGAAAATGGTCAATAAGAAGCAAGCCGTTGTAGATCGTATTGCAAAGAAACTTCTACCTGCTATGCGTCAAGCTGAGCGTGATCGTAAATTAAGACGTGGAGCCAGCAAGGATGATTAAAGGATTTGCTGACTATATTACAGAAGCCACCAAGGAATGTACATTCGCTTGGGGTCGATTCAATCCTCCAACGACAGGACATGAAAAGCTTTTAGACGCTGTTGCAAAAGTTGCACGCAGCAATAAGTATTTTATATTTGTTTCCCAGTCCACGGATAAGAAAAAGAATCCACTTGACTATAAAACAAAAGTCAAGTATATGAGAAAGATGTATCCAAAGCATGCGCGTTCAGTTATGCTTGATACAAAAATGAAAACAATATTTGATGTCCTTGTTAAGTTATATGATCAAGGTTACAACAAAGTAAATCTTGTTGCCGGCTCAGACAGAGTCACAGACTTTGAAGTGTTACTTAACAAGTATAACAACGTTAAAGGTCGTCACGGATTTTATAACTTTGAAGGTGGAATCAATGTTGTTTCTGCCGGTGAAAGAGATCCAGATGCTGATGATGTTTCTGGTATGTCAGCCTCAAAAATGAGAGCTGCAGCTGAAGCAAACGATTTTGCTTCTTTCTCTCAAGGTCTACCAAGAGGTTTCAAAGACGGTCAAGCATTATTCAATGATGTTCGAAAGGGCATGGGTCTAAAAGAATCATATGACTTTAGAGAACACATTCAACTTGAATCAGTATCAGAAACAAGAGAAGCTTATGTAGAAGGTAAGCTATTCAACGAAGGTGATATTATCGTTGTAAAAGAATCTGATGAAGTTGGTGAAGTTATTATGCTAGGCTCTAACTATGTTCTAGTTGAGATGGCAGATGGTAAGAAGCTTCGCAAGTGGTTAGATGATGTTGAACTAATTGAACGTCAAGATCCAGATATTAAAGATCGTGAAGGATCTCAACCAGCTAATTATCATAAAGGTCTTGCTAAGTCAACCAAAGTAAAACGCGATGCTCAATTTAAGAAGCAAGCTAATATGGATGACGATGATCCTGAAGCATATAAACCTGCACCAGGTGATAAAGAAGCAAAGACTAAACCTTCAAAACATACTAAGAAATATAAGCAAATGTATGGTGAAGGTAAGTATGAATCATTCAGTTCATTCAGTGAAATTATGACTGAAGATGTAACTGCTGCTTTGCAAAAGAAAGCAGATAAAACTGGTATGCCAATTGGTATATTAAGAAAAGTTTATAACCGTGGAGTTGCGGCATGGAAATCAGGCCATCGTCCTGGTACTACTGCATCTCAATGGGGTCATGCAAGAGTTAATAGTTTTGTAACTAAATCAAAAGGTACCTGGGGTGGTGCTGATAAAGATTTAGCATCTAAGGTAGGATCATAAATGTCACCATTAAGTAAAGCTACAAGAAATCATATTGCTGATGTTCAACGGAAGAGAGCAAATGATCTTAAGAAATTAAGAGATGCAAAAAGGAAAAAGAATCCTACTTTCATGGACAAATTCAAAAAAGGATTTAAGAAAGAAGAACAAGAGCAGGAAGTTGATGAGTTAAATAAATCAACTATGGCAAGATATACTCGCGCAGCTGCAAGAGATATTAATCACCAGGGTATCAAAGGTAATCTTAATAAGATTAAGAAACGTGTATCTGGTATCGATAAGGCAACAAATAAACTAGCTATGAGAAAGGAAGATGTTGAACTTGACGAAGCACTTAATAAAGATTGGATTAAAGCAGTAAACGACCTCAGTAAGAAAATGGGTGCGAGTGTTGCTAAGTCATCTAAAGGTGGTATTATTCCTTTCGCATCAAGAAATGGTAAAACTACTAACATTGGTTATACAGATTCTAAAGG